ATCGAGCGTGAGGACGATGTTCTTATTCTAGGGGACGCCGCACTAGAGACAGCCAATATTTTCGGGCAAGAAGCCCGACGCCCCCTCAGGGCCGGTCTTATCTCGCCTTCTGAAGTAGACTCGTTGGAAGTGCTGGGGCTTCTGGTAAAGCACGTTCTCGGGGAGCCTATGGAAAAGAACGAGGTCTGTTACTTTTCTGTGCCTGCGGCCCCGGTTGATAAACTCGGTCAGGATGTCGTGTATCACCAAGGGGTCTTTGAACGCATTGTGCGTGAGTGTGGGTATGAGCCCTACCCCGCTAATGAATCGATGGCTATCATCTATTCAGAGACAGCCTCTGATGGTTTCTCTGGGATTGCACTGAGCTTTGGATCGGGCATGACGAACATCGCTTTGGCGGTGAATACCATTGAGGGGCTTTGTTTCTCGGTGGAACGCGGCGGTGATTGGATTGATGCCGGTGCGGCTCGTTCAGTTGGATCAACACAGGCCCGTATCTGTGCCATCAAAGAGCAGGGGATTGATCTGAACAACCCCCTCAATCGGGATCAAGAAGCGATAGCCTTTTATTACAAGAACCTGATTGAGTATGCGATTGATAACATCGCAAAGCAGTTCAAACTCATTCAAGGTCAGTTTGCTCTTCCCAAACCTATCCCGATGATCATATCGGGGGGTACAAGTTTGGCTGGTGGCTTTATGGAATTCTTTACGAAAGTCTTTGAAAAGAAAAAGAAGAGATTTCCAATTGAGGTGAGTGAGATTCGACATGCGGGAGACCCCTTAAATGCTGTGGCTCACGGCATGTTGGTCCAAGCCATGCAGGAATATGAGGATTAGAAATGGATGACATTCTTAATTTCGGCCCTACCTCATCTTATGACGGGTTGACGGTTCTACCGGATGCTTCTTATTCCAAGGCGACTATTGTTCTGCCCTCGGAGGATGGAGAGATCACCCTCACCTTGAAAAATGTTGAGCTAGTAGAATTTGCTAATGGGGATCTAGAACCAGAAGATGGGCTCCCCGCACAAAACTCACCTCACTTTGTTTCTGTTACGGGTATTCTTCTAGACGAAGATGACTAAAAGGGTGGCTTGTGTATTATCGTCTAACGGAAGCAATCAAACGTCGGTTTATTCTAGAGCTTCGTCGATATTGGTCTTACCACCCAAAGTATCCCGATCTACCCGATAACATTCAGGGGAAGTACTCTTTCCAAGAGCGCCCTCAATACGGGATCGTCCTCAAGACAAGCGGGGGGAACCGGGTTGATCTCTCTGCCGACAACTACATCGGTAAGGTCAACTCATACGTTTATATGACGAGAGTCCGGGGATACAACGGGCTGGCGATGGAGTGGGTCCGTGAGGATGCCGTGGCGATTCAGAATAACGGTGGAAGATTCCCCTCCCACCCCGGCGTCTATTACATAGAACTTACGGAAGAAAACGAGTTCTATGTAGATCCTCTCTTGGACGTGAGAAATGAGGCTTTGACCCTTGTTGACGCTACCGAAGCCCAGCTTCAAAACCTAGCCCTGAGCGGCACGCTTCGCATCTATGAGATGCCCTCCCAATGGGAGTACCAAGAAGGGATTAATTACACATACGAATCTGACACGGGGAAGATCACCCTTATGGAACCCCTGAAGGTAGGGGTTCATCTGGTAGCGGATTACAGGTACCCCGCAGAGTCTATGGGACCCTTCCCTATCTATGAGAACCGTGCCCACACACAAGTCATACCGGGTGTCGTGATGGCTTTCGGTCGTCGAAATAAAAAGGGGGACCGGCAAGCTGTAGTAGTTCAGGCAATGCGGTCTCCTGCCTGCCTTGAGTACGGGGGCAGATGGGACCTGACAATGGACATAGATATTATTGCTAGGGATGTCTATGCCCAGCAAGAGATCTCAGACCAGACAGTCATCTATTTGTGGGGGATCCTTCGCTCGCATCTATCGTCCGAGAACATTGAAATCACCGATGTCTCAATGGGTGGGGAAGCTGAAGAGATTTATGATGAGAATGGCGATGATTATTTCTACACAGCATCTTTATCAATGACTGTTCAAACCGACTGGATGATCCATGTTCCCCTCGTGGCCTATATAAACCGAGCTTCTTCAATGACTCTTGAGGAGCAAAAGGCCATCTCTGCTATGGGGGATGGGGCATTAGCAGGACAACAGGGTAATCTGAAAATGTTGGAGACCCTTGGTCTTGATGCTTATCGGGATCCCTTCTTTATTGGGCGAACAGAAACCTATGAAACAATTTCTTAGAGGATAGAATGCCTATTTATACTTTCCAATGTGGCTGCGGCGTTCAGTTTGAACATAGAGTTTCTTTCAAGAAGATGGATGATCCACACAACTGCCCTGCCTGTGGAACAGTTGTTCAAAGAAACATGCCGGGGGGCATGAACTATACAATCAATCAGAGTGTCACTGGCCCCATCCCTCAGAACTCAGGGTATTCGGGCATAGATGCGAATGTTGATCGGGTTGTTGGAAGAGATGCTGAGGATAAGTGGAAGGTGATTGATACACGGGACACCGCAAAGAGGGAACTCCTTCGTCAATCTGACACCGAAGAGAAGTCCCGATTGTCCCGAAATCCAGATGGGACCTACCGGGTGATGGATGACACGGAAGCGGAAACTTCGGACAGGGTTCAGTTGTTCAATAATGTGGCTATGGGTCTACTAAAAAGTAGAAAGCGGAAGCTCTCATCAGCCGATAACTAAGTGGCTGCTATATGTGGACCTACAGACGGACAGACAACTCTTTTTTGGGCTGTGCTGAAAAGCGATTACTGCGTCAGTAGTTTTAATGTGGACCAGATATACAAGAATCCCGAATTAGGATAATTTCACTTAGCGAGAGGTAAGAGACATGGCTTTCCCCGGTAATAATTACGCCCCTCCCGGCGTTTACACTCAGACAAACTTTGACAACCCCCTATCAGGTGCGATTGATCGCCTGAAGATCCCCGCCTATATCGGTGAGGGCTCAGAGAATCTCGTACAGTCGAACCTTGAAATGGTTCGAGGTAGTTCCTCGTCAATTGATACCCATGTGGTAGACGAGAACCAAGCTAGTAGGGCTGTCCAATCCATCAATGCAGTTACGGGCAAGGTTACGCTCGGGAACTTTGATGGTATACGAACAAAATTCCAAGTACGGAACCTTCCCATCGTTAATGGCGATGGAAGTGGGACCACTACGAATGACCGCAGTGCGGTTGCAGTTACCGTAAATGGGACTGCTTACCTCGTCCTCTCTTTGGATGGGGCCAAGGGCATCGTTGAGCTTGCTCAGGCACCTAAAGAGAATGATGTCGTTCGTTGTACTTACTTCTTCAATCGAACAGATACGGCTTTTGTAGATACCGTAAGTGAGCAAGTTAGCCCAGCCAATGCAGAGATGTTCGGCACGGCGGGTAAGGCCCAGATTGGCGGTGTTTTTAACGTCTCTGCGGGTGTCAATGACGAACTGCTCATCACTGTCCCTAGTGCTGACACCGCAACTGAGGTTTCAGTCACGCTTCCTGCGGGCGCTCTTACCCCCCAAGAGATCTCTAATACGATTTCGGCAGCGGTTCCGGATCTGACGGCGCAACCTGCAATCAATAATTTAGGGTTGGTCGTCATTCAACTGGTTTCCCCCTCTAACATTGAGATCGGTCAGGGTAGCGCAAATGCTCTGCTTGGATTTGCTGGTGGGGCCAAGACATCCCGCACCACTACCTTCATTACTTTCATGGGACCCATCGTTGATGGCTCCGGTGGTGGTGTGACCACTACCGACCCCTCGAAGGTAACTGTTCTGGTTAATGGTCAGCAGACAATCCCTGCTGCCGTCAACGGTGCGCTTCGTGAAGTCACTTTGAGTTTCGCCCCAGCGGCGGGCTCTTCTGTTGTGATCACTTACTTCCAGAACACATGGCAGGATACTTTCGATTACCTTGCACACATCGGTATCTCTAGCGTTACTCGTTGTGGTCTGACCCCAGACCGAGCAGATTTCATTGATGGTGTCGATTACATCCTCAAGAACGATACCCTTATCTGGGGTACCTCGGTGATAGTGAGTAATGTCACCTCAACTGCGGGCGCTCAGGTATTCGGGGAGAAGCAGATTACTGCGACTCTCGTTGATCAACGAGAGTTCATGTCCGTCTGTGAGACTACCTTAGACACCTCGGTGGTTCCGGCTGTTATGAGTTCTCGGGTCTTCCAACTTTCGCAGCAGCCAACGACTGGCAATGGGCGTAACAGCCCTCTGGGAACGAGTTTGTTCCAGAAGGTCAGCAATAACCGCATTGATCTTCCTACTGACCGCCCAGATTTGGTTCAGGCTTTTTGGGGCTTTAGCCTCAACGACGCTGTAGCCCGTGGGGCAGTTGATGTAGTGGCTGTGGACTCGGGTACCAGCCAGATCACACTGGGTGAGGATGTTCCGGTCGGAGCCTCTGTGTTTGCGACCTTCTTCTATAACAACCTCTTGGACAATGCTTTCACTCTTAGTGTGATCCAGCCCGGTGCTGGAGGCACAGGTACATATTCTGTGTCTACCTCTGCCGCATCGCTCTTCGTGGTGGATACCTATACTGCGGGGAACACCATCCCTGAGACTATGGGCAATGGCTTAAATCTTGCCCCGAATTTCCCCTCCGGTTCTCCTTTGATGCCGAATATGCGATTCGAGTCCTCCCCCGCCACGACCTTTACGGGTCCTGTTACGGAAGAGGTCACGGTTACTTTCCGTGCTCGTAATGACTCTCTCGCAGAGTTCGTCTTCCCTGAGTCCGGTGACTATGTTTTCGTGGAGGATGCTTCAGATCAGATGGATCTGACCATGAATACAAATGGTACAGATCAAGTTCTGTCGGACATTCGGCAGCAGGTTGCGGGCGGTGCAGGGGCTCTTGCCTGGGTAACTGGCGATAAGGTCAATTACACGGCGGCTCAAGGTACTCAGTTTGCTATTGATGTGACTAACCGTAGCCTTGATCTCACGGTAGACGGGGTGGCTGTCAGTGCAGTGGCAAATACNNNNGCCACNGCAACGGCTGNCNACTACGCTGCGGCTGTCAACG